GGAAGAAATACAAAAACTTATAAGTGAGTTTCCTGAAAGGGTCCAGAAAAAAAGAGACACAGCAAAAATAGATGCTTTAACTTCTTCTGCTGAAAAGCCCGGTAAAAATGACTATAAAGAGCCTGAAGAATCTGACGTAGATCCTCTCTATTTTGCTATTGTTGCTGACGACGACCCTCAAGCGGTTATGGACGTTGTCGCTTTAGTTCCGGAAGGCCCGGAAAGTGGCGCTCCTATGACATTTAAAAGATCTCCCGGCAAGTGGGAGCGAGATGACTCTGTGCTTGCTGACATTAATAGTGCTACACCCCCGCCTATCGTTCAACTTGATTTAGGCGTGTTAGAGGAAGTCTTAACTCAGGTTGACTCTTCTGTAACGGCTTCAGCAGGTTCGCATCAAGTTAGAGCCCTTAATCACGGTAATGCTGATCGACTTCGTAACTACTGGTCTAGCGGCAAGGGTGCCGAAAAGATTATGTGGAGTAAAGACGGTTCGTGGGAACGTTGTGTCAATAGCATGGCAAAGTTTATGGGTCCTATGGCTAAATCTTACTGCGCCCTAATTCAGAAGGAAGTTTCCGGAGATTGGAAAAACACCAACAGTAAGTTTGAACTTCCTTCTAGAACTGGAAAAGACTTTAGTGGCTATGAGGTTCTTTCGGAGGACAAAATTATAGCTAATGCTATTGCTAGAGCAAGAATGTCTGATGCTCGGGATAGAGTGGTTACTGCCGGAGGATCTGCGACAATCGATGGAGCAAGATTTAAGATCAAGTTAGTTATTCCTGAGGGAATCGAGTCAGGAGATGGCAGAATCTTTGATAAGGAGGCCATCGACATTAGAGACTTACCCCTCCCGCTTCTCTGGCAGATCAAGACTGGCGAAGGACACAATGGATCTGTAGTTGTGGGCCGTATTGACTTTATGGAAAAGACTGATTTAGGTATTGGTAACGCTTATGGATACTTTGACACTGGAAATTATGGTAAAGAAGCCGAAAGACTAGTCCGTAGAAAATTTATCCGTGGAGTTTCCGCTGATTTAGACAAGTTTGAGGCCCTAGAAGAGACCGAAAAGTCCGAAAACTCAGAAGACGGAGAAATTTCTACCGGTAGAATGAAGATTAGCAAGGCAAGAGTTATGGCTGTAACTATTGTCCCAAAACCTGCATTTCAAGAATGCACAATAGAAATTGAAGAGGATAAGCAGGAGGATGAAATGATCCCAGATGGCGTGTATGTCGAAGATGTAGATCCCAGTGAGGCATCTGCTCTTGTGGCCTGCGGTATTACAGCAGGAGTTATTCCAACAACTCCCCCTCAATCGTGGTTTGATAGACCCGGTCTTAAGCAGGCAACTCCTCTAACAGTGGATGATGAGGGCCGTGTGTACGGTCACATTGCTGCATGGCATGTTGACCATATTGGAATGTCTTTTGGGACTAGACCTCCTCGTAGCCGAAGTAAGTACTCCTACTTCCACACTGGAGTAGTTCGCACCGAAGAAGGTTCTGACATCCCTGTCGGGCAACTTACACTGGCTGGTGGACATGCGTCCCTAGAGATGAGTGCAAGTCAGGCAGTTCGTCACTACGATGACACTGCCTCTGCAATTGCAGATGTTCATGCAGGAGAAGATGCCTTTGGAATTTGGGTTTCTGGCGCACTACGACCAGGAACTACCCCTGAGCAGATCCGAGCTCTTCGTGCCTCTGCTCCTTCAGGTGACTGGCGTCCTATTAAGGGACACCTTGAACTTGTTGCCGTGTGTCAAGTAAATGTCCCAGGATTTCCTATCGCCCGTTCTCGTGTTGCCTCTGGTCAAATTATGGCTCTTGTAGCAGCCGGTGCAAGTATGTTAGCCCATATGAAGACTGACCCTGTAGCAGAGTTAAACGCTCGTATGGACCGTTTAGAGCGCGAGCCACTTGATAAGGCTGCTAATACTGCACGGAGTCGTGTACTTACCATTAAAGCCGAAGAACTCAGCAATAGAATAAAAAAGGCTAAAAAAGATATGTCATATGGTCAAAAGAATATGGAAAACTTTGACCCAAAAGAACGTGACCGTCTGGCAAAAAAGGGTGAGTCCCTTCCAGACGGTTCGTTCCCTATTGAAAATTCTCGTGACTTAAAGAATGCTATTTTGGCTTATGAAAGATTGTCTAAAGACAAGCGTCCCGAGGTAAAATCGCACATTACTGATCGTGCAGAAGCATTAGGTAAAGAGGACATGCTTCCAGACAGCTGGAAGACCGACACATCAAGCTTTTCGGATGAAGATGATGAGGATGGATTATTTTTTAACATTAGAGAGCGAATAGATAAAGCAAAGTCCGTGCTCTCTGATAATACTTCAGAACTTGAGATGGAGAATCCCTGCTGGGATGGCTACGAGATGATAGGTACTAAAACAAAAAACGGTAAAGAAGTCCCTAATTGCGTGCCTAAAGATGCGTCCTCTGACGATGAAGAAGATTCCGTTGTTGCTAGCGTTCGTAAAAGACTAGCAATTGTTGAGGCTATGGTCTCTGCCGGTGGTTTAGATCGTAACCGTGGAAATGCAGAAAAACTACGGCTTTACTGGACTAAGGGTGAAGGCGCTGCAAAAATTCGTTGGGGAACTCCCGGAGACTGGAAGCGTTGTGTTAGATACCTCTCTAAGTATATGGGGGTTCGTTCTAAGGGCTACTGCCAACTACGCCACAAGGACGCTACTGGCGTATATACAGGGAGCAAACTCAATCCCGGTAACAATAGTGCTGTCAACGACACCGCACTGGATAATTCAGAAGCACTTTACTTGGGATATGACATCACTCCTACCGAAATTTCCGATGAAGACATGTCCACCCCTATTGAGTGGCTGGATATGGAAGAAGATATGAACTATGACAGTGATTGGGAGCCAGAAAGAGAAGTAATAATTCTGTGCAGAAATGTCGAAGAGTTTGATTCTGAGGACGTGTCTACTGAATTTGCTGTTGAAGACGATATTATAGAAAATCTGACTCCGGAAGAGATTAGAGCCCTAAAGGAGGAAAAAACTTCTAGGGATAACGGACCTAAAACTGAAAGAGAAGGCAAATACACCGCCAAAACACAACCTAGAGATTCTGGCGGAAAGTTTAGGACAGTTCTTGCACGTCTAAAACTAGACCTTGGCGTTGCTGGGCTCGACAAAGCCCTTAAACAGGTGGAAGAGATCGAAAATCTTGACTTTTCTGGAGACTACTCCAATGCTGCAAAGGCTTCCGGAGACCTGATTGACATCATTGATCGTCTGGATACTAAGGCCCTAAACCCAGACGCCTTAGAAAATGTGAGAAACAGTAGCAGGGAGCTTGGGAAGGTCATTGCCAATCTCCCGTTTGCCTTTGGAGTAGATGCCGAAAAAATTAGGTTTTCAGACCTGCCACCGGCACTAAAAAGTCTAATGAAAGATATGATATCTCGCGTAGAAGAGAAGATTGGCCAAGAAGACGCAGACATTGCTACTAAAAAATTGAAATCATTCCTTTCCGGTAATGATGTATTCAATCAATCAGAGATATCTGGTCAAATGGCAAAACTTTTAAGATTATTAACTTAAACATCGTTAATCGAAGTAAGACTCTATAAATCAAGGTACAATAAGTAACTAGGTGGAGTGCCTCCACGCCTCGTGCGTCTCGGAGTCCCTCGGCCCGACCGATCAGCAGGGAAATTGGAACAGCCAATTCCCACAACTGGCCTGGAGGATGGACAGTGGACCGAATCAAGGAAATGCTGGATCAGCTCAGCGAACTTGACGATACTCAGGTGTCGGAGTTACAGAGTTCGATTATCAGCGAATTTGAAACGGCTGAGAATGAAGATCCCACTCCACAGACAGTTGACGCTATGACGTCGCTTGCCGACATGCTTGACACCGTTCGCGGTGAAGTCAAGCGCCGCGAGGCTCAGGTTGTTGAATTGGCTCAAAAAGCCTCTGAAGCAGCCTCTCGTGTTCACGGTCAAGACGGCGGTTCTAACGAAGACATGGAAGAAGAAGTGGAAGAGGAGGACAAGTCAGTGACAGAAGCAGCAATGCCAATGAAAGAGGAAGTCCCCGAAGCCATGCCATCCGATGAAGCCCCAGTGGAAGACGCCCCTGTAGAAGAGGTTGTCGAAGTTGAAGTTGAGGCTGAAGAGGAAGAAATGCCCAAAATGAAATCTAAGTCCGATAAGGATGAAGAAGAAATGGAAATGTCTACCATGTCCGAAGCGTCAACCGCTGTGGAAGAGACCGTAGAACTCTCAACCGATGAAGCAGCCTCGGAGGCACAAGCCGAAGAGACCCCAGCCGAATTTGCAATGAATAAGAATGCTGAAGAAGATACTGCCAAGGAAGAAGAAGAAAAAGAAAAAGAGGCAGAGAAAGAACTTGCCGCTTCCGAGGAAGTAACTGAAACAGCAGTCGCAGAAGTTGTTGAAGGCTCAGAAAATGCAGTAAAAGAAGAATCAACCGAAACACTACCCCTGGAGGCACCCGTGACCGCTTCTGCAGAGAATGCAGATAACCTCAACATCGAGGTTCCAGCGGATCGTCGCCCTGTTGCACAGGCTTCATTTGCTCCCGTGGCGATCACGGCGGGCGCTGATATTCCTGGCTACACGGCTGGCAGTTCGCTCAATGATATGAAAGAAGTTGCAATTGCAATGGAGAAACGTCTCCATGCTCTGCGACGGGTAAATGGTGGAGATGGTGAGCAGCATATTGTTGCCTCCGTTAGCACCTCATTCCCCTCTGATCGTACCCTAGGTACTGATCCTGAAGAAAACTGGAACAAGATCCAGAACGTCGTTGGCCCAGAAGCCCTCGTCGCCGCTGGTGGACATCAAGCACCATTCGAGGTTCGTTACGACATCTTCGGATTCGGAACCACGAGTCGTCCAGTGCGAGATGCTCTTCCTAAGTTCCAAGCCGACCGTGGAGGTATTCGATTTATTCTTCCTCCAGTTCTTAGTGCTTACGGCGACGCCGTAGGTGTTTGGACCGCAGCGAACGATGCTGCAGGAAGTCCAGACCCAGCAGCAAAGGGAAGCTTGACCGTCACTGCTGCTTCTGAGATCACCGTCGCTACTGACGCCGTGACTCTTCAAATGCAGTTCGGTAACCTCGCAACCCGTGCGTACCCAGAACTGATTACTCGTCACAACGAGCTCGGTCTGATTCAGCACGCACGCGAAGGAGAGCAGTACCTGCTCAGCAAGATTGCAGCCGGTTCAACAGCGGTTACTACCAACAGCCTAATTGGCGTTGGCCGTGACATGCTCGTTCAGGTTGGTCGCGCTGCAACAGCGTACCGTTCGCGTCACCGTCTGGAAGCAGACGCATCTATTCGCATGATTCTCCCTTCATGGGTTAAAGATGCAATGGCTGCAGATCTAGCCCTGTCAATGCCAGGAGACAGCACTCTCAATGCCTACAGTGAGATTGACGGCTACATGGCCGCTCGCGGTGTTGTTGCTAGCTACTCGCTTGATCAGGACGTTTATGGCACTCAAGGTACAGGAGCACTCCTAGAGTTCTCAGACACATTCACTTGGTACATGTTTGCTGAAGGAACCTTCGTGTTCCTTGATGGTGGCACTCTTGACCTCGGAATTATCCGGGATTCAACCCTCGTCGGAACCAACGATTACAAGATGTTCGTTGAAACCTTCGAAGGTGTTGCCAAGGTCGGTATTGAATCGCTTGCAATCACTAGCACTATTAGTGTGAACGGTGTGGCTGCTGCCCTCCGCGATACGACTGGTAACGCTACTGCTGCAGCAATTGAGTACTAAGCTACCCCAGCAATAACCCAATAACCATTACAACGCGGTAACGCTCAGAAGTCTAAGAGGAGAAAATATGGCATTTCGTGGAGTTTATGACGCTCCTGAGATCAAGCCTACTTCTTGCGGACTTCTGAGCGTTGCCCGTGTGATGACTCACTCGTCTGCAGATTACGACGAGCGATGGATTAGAGGATTCTCGTATGTCTTCGACACACAGGGTACGCTTAGAATTTTAACGACTAACGACGAAGCGGTATCCGACGGGGAACTGTTTAATAGCGACGACTTACCACGATACAAAGATTGTGAGCCCTTCTTTATCGAGGTAGAGGATTTTTCTTCAACTTTTGGTTTGCTAGGCGTAGATAGAATTGCTAAAATTAAAAAACAACTTGCTGTAGGGACTCAGAAAGCAGTTGAAAAGGAGCTTTGGGACGGCGTTTCTGCAACAGCTGCCACGAATTCTAACACTTTCTTATCTAAAGCATCATCCTCCACTGTTTCCGCCATAGGAGCTTTTGATGTCAATGAAGGGCTGTACTATTTAGAACAGTCTATTGCTGAATCGCCTCTAGGTGAGCAGGGAATTATACATATGACTAGGGACGTAGCTTCTGCCCTAGGGTCCAAACTTAGTTTTGGTGGCGATGTTGATAAGAAAAACTACATTCAAACTCGTCTAGGAACACCTGTTGTTGTTGGCTCTGGCTATTCGGGTAATGGCCCTGTAGGTTCTTCCGGAGCAGCAGCAAGCGCTACAAATAAATGGATGTACGCAACTGGCCCAGTAGACGTGCATCTAGGCAAAATAGAGGTTGTAAACGAAAACTTGGGCCAAGGAATAGATGCTACTATTAATGATATGAGGCTAAAAGCCACTCGTCCGGCTGGAGCCTATTTTGACCCAAGTATTCACTACACGGTTCGCGTAACGCTTCCGACACCCTAAGTACCACCCTTATTAAGGAGAAATAAAGAATGGCCACACAAGACTTTGCGGCAAGCGTACAAGGTGTGTCGATTCGAGTTACCCGCCTAGACTCCGCTGGCAGTCTACTCAACGGAGCAGGCGACTCGTACACCACCTCGGCGTTTATGCGCGTATCTTTCACCCCAGAGTACGAAGAAGGTGACGAAGTTGTTGAGAAGTCTGCGGACGGAACAGTATGCGTCTCTTACAAGGCTCCTGACACCATGAAGCGGATCACGATGGAACTTGCCATCTGTGAGCCCGACTCAGAATTAACTGCATTGATCTCAGGCGGTCTATTGCTTCGTAAAAACTTCGGAACATTTGGTGCCCCCGACAATAAGAGTATTGGTTGGGCTGCCCCCTCTGTTGGGGACGACCCCACGGGCCGTGGTGTTGCTCTTGAGTGCTGGTCATTTGCTGTTAAAGATGGTCGTCGCTCTGCTTCACTTCCATACTTCCACTGGGTATTCCCATATGCTCGCCTTCGCCAGTCCGGTGACCGTGTGATTGAAAACGGAATGCTTGCAACTACGTTTGAGGGCTATGGCCTAGGTAACGATCTGTTTGCAGACGGTCTTGATGGCCGCTGGGAGTTCCCAGTATCTACAGAGCGTTCCTACTCGTATGCTCGTACAACATATGCACCTGTAGGTCTTAGAGGCTTCTACACTTGGCACAAAAACCTTGCTGCTAGCGTAACTACTAAGTCACTAACATCTAATATTGCCACACTCACTACCGACGCCCCACATCAGTATTCGGTTGGACAGACAGTGGTAGTAGCTGATGTAGGGAGCCCATTTGATGGCACTCAAATCATTACTGCAGTACCTACGACAAGCCAATTTCGGTTTGCAAAGACCAACGCAGACGTACCAACTGCACCAGTCAGTCCGGTAGGTACTTCAGTTCGTCAAGCAGGCTACAACGCAGTTACTGATATCTTTGGGTCTGAAAACGACTCATTCAACGTACCGGGCAGTGAAGAGTACAACCCAGATCAGAGTGTTGACTTTATTGTCCCGTCTGATGAGGACCCAGTAGCATAAGTTTTTCCGAAGGGCGGGTGACTTCCAAAAGTGTTTAACACTTGGGTAGTTACCCGCCCTTTAACTAATTCTGTAAGGACCAAATATGTCTGACTTAAAGTTTGTGGATCAAATGAAACACGAAACATTTGATGCACACGAACTGTCTAAGGACAGTGGATTTGCCCAGAATATTATGGGAGGTCTGTGGAGTCCTGTTGCCTTCGTTGAGTGGCAAAGAGCGTTGTATCCGGTGTATGTAATGCTCGAGGACATTTTAATGAAGAATCGTAAAGATCCTGTACTCAACATGTTTGACCATAGAAAATTAGACAGAAGAGACAAAATATTCAGTGATCTAGCCTTTTATGGTGTAGATCCTGTAGCGGACCCGAGCAGACTTCCCGCAGTAACCGCATATATTGAGGCGGTATACCAAGCAGGGTCTAGTCCTCAAAGAGTTATGGCCTACCATTACACCCGCTACATGGGGGACATGATAGGAGGACAGGTAATTTCTAGGTGTCTATCTGAAAAGTACGATATGAGCCCTGAATCCTTGACTTGCTACGACTTCAGCACTATCGGAGATATTTTTCACTACAGGAAAACATATAAAAATTTGCTAAACAATGTGTCTTGGACAGAATATGAGCGTAGAGCATTTATAGAAGAAGTTAAAGTAGCATACACTGTAAATGCTAATCTTTTTGAAGAATTGTACGTTCTCCTTTCCGAAATGCACAAAGAAGATAGGTAGACACTTAAATGGTAACGGACAAACTTTGGGTGAACGTAGAAGAGCTTGGTGTTTTTCAGGACTCTACGTACGCTTACGATGCCTGTAAGACGGCATCATACATATTGTGGGCGCTTTCCGGAAGAAAATTTACTGGAATAACTACCGTAACAGAGCGATATGTGTCTCAGTTTGATTCGTACCTAAGGACAATCGGTTCTGCATCCTCATACCGTCCTATTCTTGTCTCTGGTTCTGTTACAAACGTTCCTGTCGGTCACAACAACCGTATGGTTGGTAACGACTTCTTGGGTGATGGAACTTCTTCTCTGACAAGAGTCCGACTTAGAGGAAGAAAAGTGTTAAAGATACATGTAGTTCGTGACATGTACGGAAACATTATTGACCCTAAAAATTACTTTCTAGCTGAACACTCTACTATGTACGGCTCTCCATCCACTAGTTGGAATTCATCGAATGTTGAGATAACATATACATATGGAACCCCTCCCCCCTCTGCAGGACGGGCAGCTGCCCGTTTATTTGCTCTAGAGCTTATTAAGTATTATGAAGGTGACGATACCTGTGCCCTTCCGCAGCGTGTAACCAGCGTGAACCGTCAGGGAGTTTCTTATACTGTTCTAGATCAGCAAGATTTTATTGAGTCTGGTAGAACCGGTATCTACACAATTGACCTGTTCCTCAAGGCCGCTAACCCAGACAATGCTAGAGCAAGAGCAAGAGTATTTACTCCTGACACTCCTAGGGCCAGAAGAATTACACCAAAACCACCCTTCGTTCCTGTAAGTTCTTTTGACCTGTTTGTCACTCCTGATGGTGGATCTCTCCGTGTGTTTCTTTCTGAAATTAACTCAGAGTTTCTCCAAGAAGATCCGAACTGGGTGGTATCAGCGGTGGTAACAGATTACTACAATGAAAAGCAAGTAACACTAGATTCTAATCTTGTTAACTACGATGATACGTCCGGAACAATTACCATTGGTGCGGAGTATAGGGACACTCTCGGAATTATTGGCCCTAGAGACCCAGGCGTATTAGACATTTACGCTACCCGCCCAAGTCTCAGTGGTTCTAGCGTGGACGAGGTTGTAAACCTTATGACAAGCAATGTTGTGCTTCAACTTGGTGATAGAATTAGTCCCATCGTAACAATCTAGAGACACTTAAGGAATGATGATTTATGGCAATTGACATTGATTTATCCGCAATATCTCAAGATGCTAAACCTTTAGCATCTATGATGTCCGAAGTATTAAACAGAGTTATTGCTGTTTATGAACACTTTTCTATGCCTATCCCTGAGCGTAGATACTGGACCCTAGGGCAGCCTGCGGTAGATTGTGAACAGCTAGTTGTGTCTTTTATCCAACTGTATCTTGGGTACCCAGGAGACGAAGCTACAGAGCCACAAAGATGTAAAGACCCGAGAAGTGCGACACTCCATGTCAGGGTTTCTCGTAAGGTACCTACGGTTGGCCCAGGAGGTCAGGCCCCTTCGGCGGCAAATATTCAATCCTACTCAGAGCTTGTTGCCTATGACGCATGGTGTCTTATGGAAGGTGCATCTGCTCTTGATGTCTGGACCGAGACTTACCCAGGATTAGGTGTTATTGCTACCGTAGAGACAGACGCTCCAGAAGGCGGATTTCAAACCACAGTAATGACGATTACTATGGCGGTTCCTTAATGTTAGTGGTTTTTAGGGAGCCCGTAATTGACAGGTATTTAAATCAACGAAAAGGAAAGGTTGGAGAGTATTTAACAAAAAAAGGTCGAGTAGTTATGAAGGCGGCTAAAAGTCAAGCCGGAAAAAAAACTGGGGCTCTTAGAGCTTCGATACACATGAGGCATAACAGATATTTTCGTGGACAGTATGTGCAGATTGGGTCTGAATTGTCCTATGCCCTACTCCACCACGAGGGCACAAGACCACATGCAATTGTTGCTAAAAGAGGCGGAAGACTTGTCTTTGTTAAAAAAGGAATGGTCATTTCAACGCCTTCTGTTATGCACCCGGGTACAAAGCCTAATAAGTACCTATCGGACAATTTACCTCTAGCAATACGGTAATACATAGTAAAAAAGTCTAGTAAAATAGAAACAGATCTGCACCAGTAGATCAAAGACATATTAAGGAATTGTGATGACGCGATTTAAAGATTTTGGGACAGGAACTAAATTTAACACTGACCCTCTTACGTTCAAGTTGTATGAAGAGGATTTTGAATGTTATCCAGCAATACAGGGTAAAGTTCTTCTGGACTTTATTGCCCAATCTGGAAGCGATAGCGGAGCCGAGATGGCCGACACTATTGTCTCTTTTTTTGGTAAGGCCCTAAAGCCTGAAAGCTATGAGAAATTTATGTTGCTTGTAGAAGACCCTGATCGGGTAGTGTCTATCGAAACTCTTGGTGAGCTCACCGCTTGGTTGGTGGGAGAATACTCCGACCGCCCTACACAGCAGCCAGAGTCATCTGCGAGTGGGCAGTAGAACTCTGGCCGTATGTCAACGGAAAAGCACTTATGAGTGGGATACAGCTAGCAACTATGGAGTCTGACGACATGCTAGACGTTCTCCACTATATGTTTGAAGAAGACATGCACGTCTCAACTCTAGAAGAAGTTCAATCTATATCAAAGGCCAGAGAAATTATTTATAAGGACCTATACAACAGGGAATACAAGTATTCAATAACTGTCGATAGTTCTGCACCCTCTGATAACTTTGATGGGATGATGAGTGCGTCTGGTGGGGAGTTTTATCCTGAAGAAGATGCACAAGGAAATACTTCAATAATTCCTTTTGATCCGAATAAACCTGTAGGGTCAGTCACTAAAAAATTCATACCGGCCACTAACGTAAGAGAAGATTTGTCTCAGCCGTTTGGTGTGGATGTAGACGAACCGCTCAAATAACTATTAACTAAACGAACTACTTAAGAGGAGGTGTCAGACTGTGGCAATTGTTGGTGATGCCTATGTAAATATCCATGCTGACACCTCCCGAGTTCGTGATCAAATACGAGATTCTCTTTCGAAAGTTAATAAAGATTTTGAAGATGCTGGGAAGGGTGCCGGAGACAGCTTCAATAAAGGATTCTCTAAGGCCCGTGGGGGCGGAGGCGGTGGAGGGGGCGGAGGTCAAATATTCTCTCGTAAGTTTGAGGGAGAGCTAGATAGAGTACGATTAAAACTTTCAAATATGATCGCTATTACAAATTTTCTAGGTCCCGCTTTATTTGGTGCTGTAGGGGCTGTGGCTTCGTTGGGGTCTGGATTATTTGCCCTAGGAGCGGCTGCCGGTCAAGCCGGACCGGCTCTTATTGTTTTGCCTGCAATGTTTACTGCTGCGGCTCAGGCGGCAATTACCTTGAAACTTGCATTTTCTGGTGTAGGTGCAGCAATATCTGCTGGACTCTCTAGTGGCGGTGGAGGAGGTGCTAAAAAAGCTAAAAGAGATTTAGATCAGATAAAAAATGCCTTAAATGGTGTAGCTGAAGCAAGAAGAAGACTTACCGAAGTAATAAGAAGTAACGCTGTAAGACGTGTAGAAGCTATGGAATCCGCTAGGGACGCTCAAGAACGTGTTGCCGATGCCGTGTTCGCCGCTTCCGGAGCTGAAAGAACTTATCAAAAAGCAGTACTTGCTACAAAGGATGCCCAAGATAAATTAAGCAGTGCAAGAAAAGAAGCAATAGAAGATCTTCAGCAGCTACGCTTTGAAGTAGAAGGCGGAGCTATATCCGAGAAAAAAGCTAGAATTGAGCTTGAAAAATCTCGTGATGCTCTTAGAAGAGTTCAAGACATGCCCGTAAATAGCAGGGCAAGAAGAGAAGCTGAAGTTGCTTTTGCCGAAGCCGATCTGAATCTAAGAAAAGCAATTGATAAAAACGGGGACCTGCAAGCAAAAGAAAAAGAAGTATCTAAAGCAGGTGTAGAGGGATCTGAAAAAGTTGTAGCAGCCCAAAAGAGTGTTACAGACTCAAAATACTCTGAGGAGAGTGCCCTTAGAGATATTATATCTGCTCAAAAAGATGTTGTAAGAGCTAGAATCGATGCCGCTAGAGCCGCCAGAGAAGTCGGACTTATTGAGCAAGAAGCCGCTCAAAGGCAGAAGGATGCCGTAGATAACTTAAGAGACGCTCTAAAAGATGTAACAGAGGCTAGAAAAAAAGCTTTTGCTCCTACAGCTGGTGGAGGAGGTGGTGCTGATCCTTTTGCCGATGCTATGGCTAAACTATCAAAAGAGGCACGTCAATTTGTCTACTACATGATAAGCATTCAGGACGAGTTTAAAAAACTTAAAGCGGCTGCAGGGGAAGAACTATTCCCAAAACTTACAGTTGCTATGGAAAATCTCGTACAAAATCTATTTCCAGTTCTTATCCCCCTACTTTCCGGGACAGGATCTGCTTTAGGGGATGTTGCAATACGTCTATCACAAACTGTAACTGAAGCAGCAAATCTTGACAGACTAAAAAGTGTGTGGCAGACAGGGGACTATTTAATCAGGCTTTTTGGTGAAAGTGTATCCAATTTGTACACAAGCTTTTTAATACTACTTCAGGCCGCTGATCCTCTTATCAGAAGATTTGCGGACTGGGCCTACTCGGTTACGGCTGCTTGGAAAGCGTCCGCAATCCTTGGGGAACAGACGGGGTCATTAACAGGAATGTTTAATAGAGCCGGGAATGTGGCTGCTCAGCTGGGGAGAATTTTTAGTAACGTGTTTGGTGGGCTTAGTGCAATGTTTAAGGCGTCTGTTGGACCTGGAAGTGGCGGACAGTTCTTACTTGATTTTTTTGAGCAGGCAACAGCCAAATTTAAATCTTTTAATGCTATAGGAAATCAAAGTGGAAGTTTAAAGCAATACTTTCTTGATTCTTCTGTTAATGCTTCTCTTGTACTAACCTTTTTAAATAAAATATTCAAGGCAATTATGAGTACCGCATCGGCTCCAGAGATTGGTCAGTTTGCATCCCTACTTACCGAAGTTGTCGGTATTTGGGAGATTATTGGAAAAAACTTCACATCTTCCCTGCCACTTCTAGGAACCCTAGCAGTAAAAATCTCAGAAATTCTGGAATCGTTTTCTGAGTCCGGGGCTTTAGAAACGTTTTTCTATATACTAAATAAAATTGCAGATGTGTTGCTAGCAATAATAAATATACCTTTTGTACAAAAAATACTGCCGATAATTGCGACATTTATGGCAATAGCAGTTGCGATGCGAATTGCTTCTACAGCCCTTCTATTTTTTTCAAAGGCTGTTCTCGGTAATTTAATTCTAATCCCTAAGATGGTTCTGCAATACACAGGGCTGGGTACCCGTCTTAAAGTTCTTGCCTTCCAGTTTACGGCGGTAGGTGCAAAAGCTAAATTGGCGGGTGTCTTTGGTTCTCGGGCAATGATTGCGTTAAAAATGGCAATTATTTCCACGGGCATAGGCGCTATTATTATCGGACTAACTACACTTATAATGGGATTTGCCATAGCCCAAATGAACGCTAAAGCAGCTTCTGACGCACTATCGGACAGTCTAGACAAGCAGACCGGTGCGTTTACTGATGAAACCATAAAACTTGTTACTGATGCTCTTTTAGAAGATGTCACTGCTATGGAAGAGTGGCTTGCAATCGACAAATATGTTCAGATGAGTCGAGAGGATATGGCAAAGGCTATTCTTTCCGGTGCTGACGCGCAAGATGAATTAAACGCAAAAGTTGCTGCGGGACGAGAGGAACTACAGAGAGATAGGGACGAAAGATTAATAACAGCTAACGAATACTCTGCTGCAGTAGCTGCCCTTTCCGGATTGTCATCTTCTATTGGCAATCAAACAGAGCTAGTTGTTTCTATGAACGAACAACAAGAAATACTCACAATCAACACCAAAAGACAGAATGAAGTAAATAGAGCTGCTAAAGATGCCACTGTTCAATATTCTGATGCCATAGAACGGCAGGTAAGGCACCTGAAAGAGTCATCAACCGCACAAAAAGTTCTTGAAGAACAGACAAAATCAGTAAAAGACGCTATGAACGAGTTTAAAAGCGTGCTAAATATAAGTCAGGCCAAAGATGACCTTGCGAATGCTACAAAAAGTATCAGAAAAAATATAAAAAATATAAACATGGATTTAAATACCTCTAAAGGAATGCAAAATTTTAGAGACGAATTTAGAACTGCTAGCGATCAGGTTATTTCGGACGCTCTTGCCATTGGTGGTACGCCTATAGAAATTGAAAAAAACATCACTGCCGGAATGAAAAAAGTTAAGACGGCCTTTGTCAAAGAGGCTCCAGACAAGGCAGCAGCAAAGGCGGCTATTAAGGACTTTACCGACGAGTTAGGCCTTATCCCATCTAAGATATCTACAACAATAAAAGACGCCTCCGACGCAGGGAAACAAAAAGCAATTGACGATATGAAGCCTACTGGGGAAGCTGCTGCGGAAGGGATTATTCTAGGAATTAAGTCAAAAACTAGAGAACTTGATGCCGCTGGTGTGGCGGCTTATGACTCGTTTGAGTCAGGATTTAAACGAGCAGGAGAAATAGAGTCCCCCTCTAAGGCTATGGCTGTTATGGGAGGATATTTAGTTGACGGTCTTTCTCAGGGCATTGATAAAAATGCAGAAAAAGCCGTCAAAAAATTTACTGACATTATAAATAAGATGACAAAGGGGGGCAGCGACAAACTTAAAGAATGGGGAGAACAATCAAAAAACAGATTCCAAGAGTTTGTTGATGATGTAAAGATGGTTGGGGGCGCCGTCAACGACATGCGTTTAGCTTTTGAGGAGGCAATGACACCTCCAAAAGATTTTACTTTATCAACTCCTCTTAAGAGAGCTGAGGAAGCCGCTGCATCTGCAAATACAGAGCTAGGTAAACTTCAGAAAAAACTTGGTAAAGACGGGGTACTTAAAGACAAAGAAAGTCTTAATGCTGGGTTTATGGCTATTGCGGCTGGAATCAAAGAAAATCTTGTCGCTGCTTTACAAGAAGCCCAGGCTGAGTACGACGCTATTAAACTAAGATTCACTGATTTTAAATCTAGTGTGGTATCCGCCCTTACTGGAAGTATTGACCTGAGCGCTGCCGTTGCTACTGCTAAAGAGGGTGGTGGTAGTGTAACCGATGCACTAAATAGTCAAGCGGCTAAGGCGAGAGAATTTGGTGCAGTAGTTAAGAGACTTATAGGGGAAGGATTTTCTCTTACGTCTATACAGTCAGTTGTTACTGCGGGCGCAGAAGCAGGTACAGAAATAGGAAAATCTTTGCTCGCTGGAGGGGCAGAAGCAGTCGCAGCGGATAACAGTATCAATGCAGAAATGATTGCTATTGGGGAAGAACTTGCCAAACTTGCCTACCCAACCTACTTTAAAGCGGGAGAGGACACTGCTCAATCGCAAGTAGACGGGATCAAAAAACTTATGAACGAGCAAACTCTTCCAAAGAGCCCGCTAATGAAGACAATGAGTAAACTGGCAAAAAAGCTTGGAAGAGATGTTAAAATTAATTTAACTCTCAACAGAAGCCAGTTCGATGTGATAATTGATGTAACAAGAAGAATTACTGAAATAACTTCTCCTAAAACAACCGTCTCAACGCCCTCAAGAAGGGTTACAGTCCCAAGAAAACTGGTAGCGGGTGCTACAGGTGGAATTGTAACTAGACCTACATTTGCACTTATTGGTGAGGCCGGACCTGAAGCAGTTATCCCTCTTAATAAGACTCCGGGTAGTAGTTCCCTACCTAATAATATTGGGGGTATAGGTGGGGGGACCACAACAATTAATGTCTACCCGAGCCCGGGAATGGACGAGGTAGAATTGGCATCTCTTGTATCCAGAGAAATTTCATTTATGATGCGTAAGGGATCAATATAATGGTAAACCCAGCACTACAGAGTTACGAAAACACACAGGTAAACCGTGGATTGACTCCTGAGCCATATCCGCACATAACTGGTCTTAAACTACAGTCCGACATTATTCTTGGTGAGTTTATTTTTAATACAATAGACTCTGACGGGATTGTTTGGGTTGTAAGTGATATTGAGGGTTGGTGGAATGTCCCTGATCCAGAGGTTCCAGACTACCCCCGAGGTAATGCAGACGGTTCATACGATGTTCGTGGCAGGTGGGGATTTAGACAGTTAACTCTTTCGGGGTCTTTCATTGTCCCGGACAGCAGCTACGTTCCTTTGGCCAGACAAAGACTTATTGATGCGGCAAATCTTGTTTATAGAGGGACTTGGTTGCGAGTAAACGAGAGTAACTACAACAAGGTAGCTTGGGTACGTCTTAGTGGTAGGCCGATGATTCAGACAGTAAATGCTAGAGGAAGAACAAATTTTTCTATCGGTCTAAGAGCCCCTGACCCGATTAAGTATTCGTGGAACTATGATGATCCTGACGGCTTCGATATTGCAAATCTTCCTATCCTTGACCTAGAAGGTGCTCCCGGACAAGCCGTTGTTGAGAATGTAGGTAACACTCCCACCCCATGCAATATAAGAATATTTGGTCCGGTAAGTGCCGGTACTGTTATTCAAAATGCCACCAGACTTGAGTTAATAATTCTGAGAGAAGATATTCCTTCCGAAAGCGTTTTAGATATCGACACGTACGACAACTCTGTATCGTTGGATGGCGAAGTTTCTGGTGCCAGATCCCTTATTGATCCTCTAGCAGATTGGATAAAACTGAATCCTGGATTGAACCTTGTTCAGTATTATGACCCAAACAATCTAGTAGGGAGCACTGCAACGGCTCAGATATACTATAGATCTGGTTGGATCGGGTAGTTTCAACTACAAAGACGTTAGACATAGGAGATATTAAATGCCAGTTAATCCGCTAGCGGGTTTAGGTGTATTTGACAGTTACAGCCTAGACAACCCAGATATTGCTGGATACTACGCTGACTATAAGTTTTTTACTACGGACTTTCTTACCAACACTATTCTTTCTGAAATACCGTTTAAGGATGTTAGCTGGGAAAGATCGGTCAAATCAGCCGGACAATTTTCTGGGAGTATAGAAGTTATTCCCGAAACTCAGAGAGTGGTTGGATCTACTGAACCGGGAAGCGTAGATTCTGGTACATCTCATCTAGATCTATACAACAGCACGCAACCGGGAAAAACGTGTTTGTATGTTGTTAGAAACGGCGTCTGCGTTTGGGGGGGAATTATTTGGACAAGAACCTACGACATTATCAGTAGAAAATTATCAGTAAGTGCTTCAGAATTTACTAGCTACTTATATCATAGAGTTGCATGGAAAACTATAAACAATGAGTATACGGCACAAGTAATATCAAATAATGGAGCCTGTCAGGTACTCCTAGAAAACTATGCAGAGTTTGGTACGATTAAGCCTGGAGCCAGTGTAAAAATAGAATTTTTAGAGGTTGATAATTTTATCTATGATGGGTTCTATAGAGTACAAACAGTGCTTAACACAGAAAGTAGCATTTTTTCTGTTACTATCACCAACCTACCTTCTGGAACGTATAATATGTCTCGCGTTTTTATAAGGTCGGATACGTTTGACTACGTTCGTCAACTATTAGACAGCACATTTGTAGACTTCATCGACAAATCATTTCCCAACGATGATATTGAGCCCGCTCTAGGGACAGATGTCCGGGTAACTAGGACACAAATTGTTGATGGTGTGGGGACAATTAATACACAGCTACCACACAATGCTATAGAGAATCAGGTTGTATATATTTCTAATGTAAACTCAACCTATAATGGGAATGCTTTAATTATAGATGTACCAAATGACTTTACTTTTACTTATGTAGCTACTGGATCTCCAAACACCCCAGAGCAGTTTCCAGCAGTTAAGTCATTATCCGTTACACATAAAGAACTAGAAAACTATAAAATAACACTTACTACAAATGCTCCTCATGGGTTTGAGGAGTTTGATAGCGTAGTGATAGATGGAGTGGACAACGGAACAGAAACTATTGCCATATTTAACGGAACACACTTTATTGCAGAGATAAATAGCCCCACAAGGTTTTCGTACTTTTCTGGAGGAATCTATAATCAGGCATTCCAAGCAAGCGGTGGCACCGCTGTTGTGACACCAACACTTACTTCCGGAACTTACGGGTCTTTTCCATATAATTCAGAGTTTGGTTTGTCGTATTCTGGAAGTTTTTCGGAAAGTGATGCAGAAAACACTTCTATTAGAGGGTTTGAACTAAAATCAGTGGGAGAAGAATTAGAAAACTACTCTGACTTGTTAAACGGCTTTGAGTACAGAATAGATTGTGATTACGACTTTGAACAAGCAGAGTTTAAGAGAACTTTTGTTCTTATGCCAATACAACTCCCGGGTGCCCCAGCAGATGGTTCTGTATCTCCTATATCTAGATTCCCAGGAGCTAATAACCTAGTCTTTGAGTATCCGGGTAATATAGACCAGTTTAATATGGAAGAATCTGCAGAAAACTCTGCCACAAGGTTTTTTGTTAGGGGAAATATCCCGGATTTAGGTAGAGACATAAGTCAACCATACGCTGCCGCTACTAATCAAGACTTGTTGTCTGTTGGGTGGCCCCTACTGGATGAAGTAGAGGATAAAAAAGACGTTTCCAACGAAGAAGAACTGTACTCTCACGCGAAGAGATATTTACTAGAGTTTCAGCCTCCTGTAACTAGAATGACGGTATCTGTTAACGGATCAATGTTCCCGCAAGTAGATTCACTAAAACCCGGGCTATGGTGCAGTCTTTTCATAAACGATCAGTTCTTTAAAGAGAGACTTGCCAGTCCTTTAGAACCTAGAGATGATGTTTTGCTACGAAAAATTAATTCTGTAAAAGTTTCTGTCCCAAACATGCCAACGTTCCCTGAAAAAGTTTCACTAGACCTAATCCCAGAATGGGAAGTAGATACAGGAAAGAAGGCATAAGATGGCTAGTAATAGGTTCAGATCTACGAGAAACGTATCTAACAGACTTGTAAGTGCAGAGTCTAGATTGTCTTTTCTTACAAGACGTCCGACACCTAGGAAACTGGCAGACAACTTTATATTTACTAACAACATCAGAAGGTCTGCAATTGTAACCCCCCTTATTGCTACAGACGCAGTTACAGAAGAACAAATTGCGGACGACGCTGTTACAGAAGATCAGATTCAGGTTGATGCAATGAACGGAAAAAACATTACATCGTGTAACATCAGTGACTCCAACATAAGTAATTCTACAATAGATAGCTGTGAAATAACTAACTCTACTTTTGACACTATAGAAGGTGCAAATTTTATAGTTACAGATGCTTTTGATATGACTAATGGAGAACTTAAACAGGTAACAATTACCGATGATTCTCTGCTTGAAGGTGTTGACGTAGTGTTAAGTGGCGTGACTTTAGAGGATGTTTTTGCAGACACTATCACTGCTACTGGTAGTGGCTTATCCCTAGTTGGATCTCCTGTGGCGGTAAATGGCGGGTTTGCGGTTACAGGTGGGACAACAATGACCGTTGCAAATGGTGCATTTGGTGTTGATGCAGGGGGGTCTGGTATAACTGCTGCAGGCGGAACGATTAATATGTCTGTTGGGGCCTTTACAAGTTTTACAGTTAACAATCTTCCACTGACCACAAGAGCTCAATACCTTGCATTACTAGCTGACGTTAACGATTTAGCAGATACAGTAGCCGATTTAGCTGCTGAAGTGGATGGCAAAGCCAGCTCCGGACACAGCCACTAACAATGAAAACCTGCGATAGACTTATGTCATACAGCGACTTAGGAGACAATAAATGTATGAAGTAAAAGACGGTTCTCGGATCTTACAATTTGAGGGACGACTACTCGGGGAGTCTAGTTCGTGGAGAACCGGATCGACTCGGTGGATAGAATTCAAACTGTATAGAACAGAAAGCGGATCATACATTCTCTCAAGAGTTGGTGCCTCGCTAGTGTTTCATGGTGCGGCATGTTCGTTGGTAAAACGATACGGACTAATCGAGTCTTCAACTGAGGCTTTGCTCGATGATGCACTTCCTTGCGAAGAGTGCTACCCAGACTTTAACTTACCTGTAGTTTTTCCCGAGAAGTTTCGTAATTGGGCTCAAGTATCGGAAGACCCAGGAGCCGTACTGGAAGCCCTGTACAAGTATGATACTGGTGGCGCTAGATATTTAACTAATGTAGCCCAGAGGCTTTTAGAGAATGCTTCAGATAAAGATACAGGTATTGACGGAGTCTATAGGGTTGAAATGATTCCGTAAAAGAACTACAGTAGGTACAAAGACAAATGACAATAAGCAGGAGAAAAAGTGACTGAAGCTACGAACGGCCTCTCAGATGTAAAACTACACTTGGTAGATAGTGTAGAAATGGCGTCAAAATTTCTTGCATGGGCCTCAGAACGCCGACCTTATGATGCAGTAGGTGTTGATATCGAGACCGGAGAAATCCCCGGTAATCATAAGGACGATGCCTTATCTCCTTGGCATGGAAACATCCGTCTAGTTCAGATAGGTGACGGTATGCAAGGCTGGGCCATCCCTTGGGATGAATGGTCTGGGGTATTCTACGAATTCACTAAAAATTTTAGCGGACCAGTTGTGTGCCACAACATTGCCTTTGAAGCTAGATGGTTTGCTGTAAAATCTAAATGGGAAATTCCTTGGCATAACGCGCATGACACAATGATCATGGCGCACCTAATAGATCCGATAGGGTCTGTTGCTCTAAAAAGATTAGCCTCACTACATGTAGACCCCAGATCCGCAAGCTTGCAGGCCACACTTAGTACTCAACTGGCAGAGAATGGCTGGACTTGGGGAACTACGCCAGTAAATTTTGGTCCGTACTGGCAATACGGTGCTCTTGATCCTGTCATTACTATGCGTCTTTGGGAAAAATTCTATAAGGAGTGTGGCCCAGGAAGTCAGTACGAAAAAGCCTACGAACTTGAAATGGCTACACGAAAAATAACCACTCGTATGGAAATTAATGGTGCGCGTGTAGACCTTGACTACTCAAAGAAAAAGTATGACGAACTTATTGACTACACAGAGAAAGTTAAAGAGTGGGCATCAAAAAAATATGAAGGTGCAAGCATAACTAGTAATCCTCAGTTAGTTCGCTTAGTAGATAGATTAGGTGGAGTAATTACCGAGGTAACTCCATCTGGACAAAAGTCTGCATCTAAAGAGCAGATGGAAAAGTTGATAATTACGGGTAATAGCGAGGTAAAAGAATTAGCAACTGCGGTACTGCAACAAAGAAAAGCGGCAAAACTGGCATCTACCTACTTCTCCAACTTTATGGACAAGCATGTGGACGGTGTGTTGCACCCTTCTGTACGGACTCTTGGCGCGAGGACCGGAAGGATGTCTATAACCGATCCGGCCCTACAAACTCTACCTACCGGAGACGCTACCGTTCGTAGGGCTTTTATTCCCAAGGACGAAGACCATGTAATTATTTCTTCTGACCTAGACCAAGTTGAGTTTCGTCTTACCGCAGCAATGAGCCACGACCCACAGCTAATTGGGTTGTTCAAGCAAGCGGACGAAACTGGCGGAGATGCGTTTACAGAGATTTTGCGAGACATCTATCAAGACCCAACGGCGCAAAAAAGTGACCCTCGTAGACAGTTAGTCAAAGGTGTAATTTACGGCAAGCTCTACGGAGCAGGTGTAGCAAAAATGGCAGTCACAGCAGGAGTACCTGAGGAGCAAATGAAGTCCGTGGTAGACGCATTTGATCGTGCATATCCGGGTGTAAAGCAGTTACAAAAACAAATTGAAGACATAGGAACTAAACGACTCAATGCAGAGGGTCAAGGATATGTTAGAACTGTTACCGGTAGAAGACTCCCTTGCGACGATGATCGAGTGTACTCGCTAACTAATTATCTTGTTCAAGCAAGTGCAGCTGAAGTTTTTAAAATGAACTTAGTAAAGATGGACATGGCAGACTTGACAGAACTAATGATTGTTCCCGTACATGATGAAATTGTTTTGCAGGCTCCTAGGAAGGACGTACAAGAAATTATGAGAACTGTTCAGGAATGTATGACCACAAACGAGGGTTGGGCAGTTCCTCTTACTGCCGGAGTTGACGGTCCTTTTGAAAACTGGGGGCAGAAATATGAGTAATCTTTTAGTTCTATCAGTAGACCCGGGAAAAGCAAGCGGGATTGCTGTACTTAAATGGGGTACAGAAAGTGGGAATCCTACTCCAGACTTAGTTTGGTCCACCGAGGTTCAACCGGACATATTTGCGGACAGTGTCGAAGAAGGGTTTAAAATTTGCTCCGAATTGGGGGAGTACGTTGTGGCATGTGAATCTTTTGTTATAAACGCCCAGACGGTACGAAACTCTCAGGCTCCTTGGAGTTTAGAGAATATTGGCGTGTTAAAACACATCTGCCGTCGATCAGGCTACGACCCCCTAAATATCGCATTTCAAGCCCCTGTGAACGCCAAAAATATGTTCCCTAACCCTGCGCTGAAAACGCTCGAATTGTGGCACAAGGGCGGTGAGGGGCACGCTAATGACGCAATACGGCATGGTCTTCTGGCCCTAGTTAAACTGGGATGGAAGCCAACAGCCCTACTAGATTAAAAAGCACTAGCGAATAATTGAACTAAAAACTTTTCTGTGCTAGTATCTCCGTATATACATGAAGGGACAAAAATGACAGTTTCTGTAGATTTAGATCTAATTACCGGAAAGCACATCAGAATTGATGCTGAATGGCGGTATAAGGAGCTTTGTAAGAGTATTCCGGGGTCTTCTTGGAACACAGCAGAAAAGGTGTGGCGTGTCCCCCTAAGTTGGGCAAGTTGCCTAGCGCTTAGGTCTACGTTCAGAGAGCATCTCGTTATTGAAGACGGATTGGCCCAGTGGGCTACAGATCTTGTAACCAATCAGATTAACCCAAGCATGGCACTAAGAGAGCTTGTTGAGGGAGAGGGGGACGAAGACCTGTTCCCACACCAACGAGCAGGAGTGTCCTTCCTTAAGACGGCAAAAAAGGCCCTTCTTGCCGACGAACCAGGGCTTGGTAAAACCGCCACAGCAATTCGTGCGCTAAAGGGGTTGCATGAGGACGGGGAGACTGTATTCCCTGCACTAATTGTTTGTCCCAACACTCTTAAGAAAAACTGGGAACGAGAGTTTGCTATGTGGTGGCCTGAAGTTGAGCCAGTAGTAGTAAAAGGGACTTCGGCTAAGCGTAAGAAACTTTTTGATGAGATTTTAGACGAAGATGCTGACCCCAATCAAAAAACGGCAGTCATCATTAACTGGGAGTCTCTTCGTATGCACTCTCGCTTGGCTGGGTTTGGCTCTATTGCCCTAACAAGATGTGTTGCTTGCGGTGGCCTTGACGAAAAAGTTTCTGCTAATCGATGCGAAGTCCATATTAAAGAACTAAATAAAATTAACTTTGGGTCTGTTGTGGCAGACGAAATCCATAGATCTAAAGAACCTAAGAGTAAACAAACTCGCGCTCTGTGGTCTGCTACGGGAGATGCAAAGATTAGATTTGCTCTTACCGGAACTCCCATAGCAAACAATGTTGTGGACATGTGGTCCATACTCCATTGGCTCTCGCCAGAAGACTGGCCAAGCAAAACAAAGTGGATTGACATGTACATTGACACAATGATGAACGCTTTTGGCGGTCTGATGGTTCTTGGCGTCAAGCCACATATGCAGGAAGACTTTTATAAGGCTGTAAACCCTCGTATGAGGAGAATGCTTAAAAAAACAGTACTTCCTTGGCTCCCAGAAGTTGTCAATGAGCGACGAGATGTTGAGATGTCTACTAAGCAAAAGAAAGCATATAATCAGATGCGAGACCATATGATTGCAGAGTTACAGGATGGAGAGATCTTAACGGCTCCTAGCGTTCTTACACAGACTCTTCGCTTAAGTCAATTTGCTTCTTCATTCGCGGAAATTGTGGTGGACGAATCTTCAGGAGAATCTAAGGCAGTCCTCACGGAGCCATCATGCAAAGTAGATCAACTTATGGACGACATTAAAAGTGGAGACTTTGGCGAAGACTCCGTTGCGGTGTGCGCTGTGTCTCGCCAACTAATTGAGCTCCTTAGCACTGCTATGACAAAAGCTAAAATTGATCACGGATTGATTACTGGTGCTCAAGACGAAGACGAACGTCAAAAGGCCGTTGAAGATTTTCAGTCCGGAAAAATAAAGTGGATTTTGTTTACTGCTCAAGCGGGTGGAGTTGGTATTACCTTGACAGCAGCCCGTAGACTTATTATGCTACAGAGACCTTGGTCATTGGTTGACTACAAACAAGCCCTAGACCGAGTACACAGGATTGGTTCAGAAATCCATGACTCTATTGTTATCACAGACTATGTTACTGAAGGGTCTATAGAAGAACGTGTAATTCAAGTGCTAGACACAAAAGCGGATAATTTCGAACAGATTGTTCGTGACAAAGATAAACTTATTCAACTTCTTAAAGACGATAAGGCAGGGAAACTATGACCGTAAGACTTTCAAACTCTGAAATCCAGACATTCAAAGAATGTCGAAGAAAATGGTTCTTATCGTATTACAGAGCCATGCAGCCAAAACAAAAAAGCCATACAGGCCCTCTGGCTATGGGGACTCGTATCCACGCTGCGTTAGATGACTACTACGCTCAGGGTGTCTACCTGCTAGATGCCCACGAAGAATTGGTTAAAAAAGATCGTCTAACGCTAGAGACGGAATTGCGTGACACAACCGCACTTGACTCAGAAGCAGAGTTAGGTCGAATCATGCTCGAAGGCTACCTAGAGTGGGTAGAAGAGAACGGCATTGACGCTGAGTTAGATATTATCTCAACAGAAGAAAAAATCTCTATACCGCTTTTCAATGGAGAAGTCGAACTCCAAGGAAAACTTGATATGCGCGTCCGTCGAAAGATTGACGGAGTCCGGATGTTCCGCGATTTTAAAACCGTTGGGGGTTCACTCTCAGACTTTGCAAATCTTGCTCCAATGAATGAGCAAGTCCTTACTTACATGCTCCTTGAGCAAATGAAAGAGGGAGAAGATACCAGATCAGAGGGTGGCATATTTACTATGCTAAAAAAGGTAAAGCGAACCGCACGCGCTACGCCACCTTTCTACGATCAAATAGAAGTGCGACACAATATCTTTACGTTACGTTCATTTTGGGATCGTATTCACGGAGTGATTACCGACCTTATGAGAGTTCGTAAGGCTCTTGACGACGGTGAAAGCCATGCACTTGTGGCCTACCCAACTCCGACAAGAGATTGCAAATGGAAATGTCAATTCTTCTCAATATGTACCATGTTCGATGACGGAAGTTCAGCGGAACAGGCGCTTACTGAGATGTTTGAAGAAAAAGACCCGTACGCATACTACGAGTCAGACAAAAAAGGAAGTGAGTGACGTATGGTAGATGTCCAACGTTCTCTTACGGCAATGGTGTACGGAGAGTCAAAGGTAGGTAAATCTAGCTTTGCTGTCACGGCTCCATACCCACGATTAATGCTTGATGTTGAGGGCGGTCACCGCTTTCTTCCCATCATCATTAAGTACTGGGACCCGTTAAGAGAAGAACCGCCAGTAGCAGATGGAACATGGGATACATGCGTGGTTGTAGTTCACACCTACGACACCGTGATTAAGGTGTATCAGTGGTTGCAGTCTGGTAAACACCAATTTAAGAGTCTAATTATTGACTCAATCTCAGAACTGCAAGTTAAGTGTGTTGACAGCATTGCAGGTAATGAGCAGATGAAGATGCAGCAGTGGGGCGAACTACTTCGTCACATGGGCGGTCTCCTCCGCGACCTGAGAGATTTAACTATGCACCCGGTAAATCCGCTCGAAGCGGTTGTACTGACTGCAATGGCTCGTACAGGGCAAGATGGTAGGGCTCGTCCTTACCTGCAAGGTCAACTTGCTATCCAAGCCCCGTATTTCTACGACATCCTTGGAGCACTAGTTGTTGAGGACGTACAAAACCCTGATCCCATGCAGTCGGCTTTTAAAACACGCCGTATGTATGTAGAACGCACAAACCAGTACGAAGCAGGTGAGCGCGTTCAGGGAAGGCTCGGCGCAATTGTTGAGCAAGAAAACTTGTCTATAGAACGAATGTTAGATATCGTTTTTGGACAAAAGCAAGAGGCAGCTAAGGCAGCCGAAGAAGCAACAAAGAAGGCGCAAACCGCGCCCTACGACAAATAGAGAAAGAGGACTCAAAGATGAGTACAACTAACTGGGGAGATCTCCTCAAAGAAGCAGGCGACAGCGTTTCCTTTGAACCGCTACCCGACGGTGACTATGATCTTATGGTCCTGGAGGCAGTTGCAAAACAGTCGCAGTCTGGCAAGACCATGTTCAGTCTGAAGTCTCAGGTTGATGGAGGCCCGCACAACAAGCGTCTTATTTGGGACAACCTTGTTATTACTACTGGAAACCCAACGGCACTAGGGATTTTCTTTTCGAAGATGTCGGCCCTTGGTCTAAACCAAGAGTACTTTAAGCAAAACCCAACAAACGCTCAGATTGAGCAGGTTCTTCTAAACCGTAAGTACCGTGGGGTAGTAGCCACACGGACTTGGAACGGTGACCGTCGTAACGAGGTCAAGAAGTACCTACCAGCGCAACAACAGGCAACTACCGCTGCTGCTGCTGCACCAGCACCAGCCCCTGCCCCTGCCCCTGCACCGGCTCCAGCCCCTGCACCGGCACCAACCCTAAGCGAGACTGCACCGTCAGCCCCGTTTTAATCATTATGTTCAGGCTGCCACTCAACCTTTGTTGGGTGGCAGTCTGCATTTTTGGAAGGACAAGATGAAAATACTACTTACAGGGTCTACGGCATCACATAGTCCTAACACAAAAGACCAAGAAAGGCACACATTTGCCTTTCTACTAAACAAGGCATTGGTATTTGCGGGCAATGACGTTACATGGATCAACTCATCAGTATCTCTCACAAAAGAATACTTAGAAGATTTTGATTCTGTTATTGTAGGCATTTCTCCCCCCACTAGTCTCTCCTCTAATAGAGCGTACGGAGCACTGTCTGTTATAGATTATGCCCATAGCCTAAACAACCTAACGCTATTTGTAGACTCACCAAACCCTAAAATGATCTTGAGCAGTATTAACTCAATCATAAAAGCTCCAGACACTTTAGTGAAACCGTTCTATGCAAAAAGAAAAGACTACAAGAAAGCTACAGATACAGATATAAACAGAAGATTGATGAGGTCTCTGAACATGTTATACACAGAAAAGTGGCCCACTACAATTTACCCAGAACTTCCCTGGAGCAACAAAAACTCTCTGTCGGATCAGATAAACAATGTCTCTTCTGATAAGTCAGTAGGGGTTAACTATGACTCCATACTTTTAGACAATCTACCTTACCCCGTAAAATCTTTGTCAAATGAGAACACTTACTGGGTTGCAGATTCTTTAGACACGTCTTGGACTAGAGACATAAGTAAGGTTATCTCCTATGAAATAATATCTGCAAGAAAAAGTTACTGGGAGAAGTATGAAGAAGTTGTTTTACGAATCAATAATTCCACTGGGTGCTTGATATCTATACAAAAAGATTTAAACACTTCCTGGACCCCATATCTATCGTATAGCTTAAACAATGGTGTTCCAGTTGTGCCCGATTGGAAAATTAGCGGTGTGCTTGGTGATAGTTGGAACAATCTACCCCACTACATAGAGGAAATGTCTGCTAGTGATAGACAAAAGCTAGCATTTAAACAAAAAGAAAGTTATAAATCCAACGTGCTTTCTTGGGAAAAATCAGTAGAATTAACTAACAACGCTGTAGAAAGAGAGTAGGTCTTTATGTCCGAAATAAATATGGATTGGGTACGAGATCAAATGACAGACGCCAAGGTAACTCAAACTGTTGGGACGTCTGTTCTACGACTCCTAGAGGTTTGGGAAACAATGAACCACAAAGAAGAGACGGCAAAAAACACTATTGAAATTTTTTCAAAACTTGCTCTAGGCCATGCCTTAGTAGAAGGTACAATAGACAATCTTTCAGGAACTTGGGTAGATGCGCGACCCGGGCAGATTATAGTTACAAATATTGTTAGAGTTAAGTCAAACATATTTTCCGACAACCTAGGAAAAATTCATAACGGTCGGGTAGGAAAAGTTGTTGGGGTCAGGTACGGAGACATTATCGTTAAAACAATTGATGGAAAGACTCCAGAACTTGATGGAGCTCACTACGCACCCCACATGTTAGAAAAGCTTGTTAAGTAGTGACAAAAACTCTACACTTTTCTGTTTCTGGAGATTCAAATCTCGAGCTAGAAGATAAGGCCAGAGAATTTGTTTTATTATATTTAAATCTTTCTGACGGAGAAGAAGAACCAAAGTCGCAGTATGAATTTTTTGTAGAGGAAGACACAGATTTTGAAGCAGAGTTCACTTACAAAGCCGACGTTATCGTTAGGATAAAAAATATATGAGCGAATCTGAAGCACCTATAGTAGAAGAATCCTCTCCTCTAAGGGTAGAAGCACTAAGAGAAGCAGCACGACTTATTAACTCAGAAAGAAATGTACAATACGGACCACCGTCAGAAAATTTTAGAAGAATTGCTAGAATATGGTCTGTAGTTTTAAGCACTGAAGTTACGGAAGAAGACGTGGCAATGTGTATGGTTGCCCTAAAAATGGCACGCTACGCCGCAAAAACGGGATATCAACCTGACACATGGATTGACATCGCAGGGTACGCAGGCTGCGGCTACGAAGTCGGAGCCGCTGAATAATGTTAATAAAACCTCCTTGGGAATTTGAGACACCTAACTGCAGGGGAGAGGACACCACAGGCTTCTATACAGAAGACGACGGACTAGAGACTACAAAAGAACAAAAGAAGGAAATAAAAAAGATATGTGGCGGGTGTGTCCACCAACTAGACTGCCTCGAGTGGGGTCTAGAGAAGGAAAGATTTGGGGTATGGGGTGGCCTCAACAACAGAGAACGATCCCTTCTCAGACGTAGACGGCGCAATAAGGCTTTACTGGTCTGATGGAACTCTTCACTTTATTTAGCTAGTAGAATTAGTCTTATGGATACGACCGAGAATCTTAAACCACTACCAATGTGTGAAGACTGTTGGTTAAATGACCACTCTCGGTGGGAGCCTGAAAGTATCAATGATGAGGGCAGTGTCATAATGAAACTTATGGGGGTTGATGTGCCTCACAAAGTAAATACAGGCGAAGTTGAAGTGTGCTGTATGTGTGGCGGTCTCACCGTATCGGGTATCTACGAATTTAAAGATCCAAGTAAAGTATTATTCTCTGACAGTTCAGAAATTAGTCAAGGGTTTGAAATTGAAATTAGTGAGTATGGATTAGATGGAGATGACTATTGAAAAACGATAGGCCTGGAGATTGGTTGTGGGAGGAGTGGGACGGAGATCCTTTATTATTCTCTGAGAATGATTTGGCGTATTTCACATATGAGTGGGTAGACCTGGATAACGATGTAGTAAAAAGAGCTTTAGCCTCGTGCCTACAGAGAGACGGGGTAGTGGACTCTCTCTCTGAAGGCTTTAAGGCCTGCGACTCGGTATCTTTTGTTGATACAGGATACTGCGGAGTAGTTGATGGAGAAGAGAGTATTGTCATGTGCAACAATAATGGAGAGACTCCGTTTGGGGATTTTGTTTTAGAAGTTAAGAAGATAACCCTAGTTCATCTATAATAAATTTTCTTTCCTTTTTAGTGTATTATTACGGGGTGTGGACTCCTGCTAAAAGCTTACAATGGCAAAGAAAAGCAGAGTGCGCTAAACCAGAAAATCAAAAGTATATGAACAACTTTTTTTCTAAAGTCTTTGAAGAGAAATACGAAGCAAAAAACATGTGCTTCTCTTGTCCGGTAAGAAAAGACTGCCTCCAGTGGGCCTTAGAACACCGACAAATTTGGGGGGTATGGGGCGGTAAAGATGAGGTAGAGCTTAGAAGAACCTTGTCAGTGTCTTTTAACGGAGAAGAGACACGGAGAAGACGATACCCCAACTGCCCATATTGTACGGCTTGGCCGCAAAAACTAGAGGTATCTGTTGAAGACGTTCCTGGTGGTGGCAGATGGACTACTGCTAAAGTAGTTACCTGTACCGAATGCGGGTTTTCTTGGAGAAGTAGGACTAGCGCAAACGCCGTAGAAAACTATAAAGCAGTTAAATCAGAAAGAGATAAAGAAAGAAAAGAAAAAAGAGAGAAGTTAGCTAAGACCAAGGAATCCCGGAAACAACACTAACTATTCCAGTACTTTCGTTAAATCTTTTTATGGCTCGTTCTTCAACTTTTTCCGGCATATATACGGCAGTCTTTACCCACTCAATGGCCTTCTGCTCTGTAAGAGAGTCCAGAGGGATAAAAGCAGGGGAATAAGCTTCTGGAGAGAACCTGGAAGTTCCTGGAGTATCAACTGACTGCTCTCCATCTGAAACTTCTACTGCCCAGGAGATAGACAGCACTCCTCCAGTATCCTCGTCCCACTCCATTTTTTTAATCTTCCATGTTACATCTAAACTCATTACTTCTACTCCTTATCTCTTATTGAGGCCGATACACAAAACTCTAAGTTCTTGATCAATCTCGCATTGTCTGGTTCAATATCTAAAGCGTTAGTTGCATGTACCACCGACACGTCATACAAGCCTAATCTATATGAAGAGATTGCAGCCATGTCGTGGGGGACGGCTCCCCAAGCATTTGCATCGCAGATATACTCCAACGGCTTTTCTGTGATTCTAAGTGCGCGACTACTAACACTATAGCAAGAAGTCCAGTCAGACCTATCATAATACAACTGAGAAAGTTCTACCCACGACTCTCTTCGATCAGGAGATTCCGCAGCAGCTCGAAGCAGCCACGATTCTTTTTCTGATGGGTTGTCACATTTAGCTAAGTACCTCATCGAAGCGGATCGTTCTGGACGCCACAATGCTCTAGGAAGAGCTAAGTGTCTTTTAAATTCGGCTACTGCCTTTTCATTCATTCCGTGGAAGAAATATTCTCTGGCCAGGTAGTGAGCGTTTCTGTCATCTTCTGGGTCCTCCGAAACAGCTAGTTCTAGGAGGGGGAAGTACTGCCCTCTAGATTTTGTGTGGTCCGGGTGGTGATGTATTTTTAGCCCTAACCATTCTTGAGTTTCTAACTCTGTAAAACTTAGTACCTCATGTACAGGGTGTCGCCATACATACCCATTACGGGCGTGTATTTTGTCCCCGCCGTAGACAAGTCCTGGGGAACCGTCATCATTCCAAGACCATGTGTATTCGTATCTTGGACGAGTTGTGGTGGCTTTTTCCATCTCTTCTCGCCAGCCGTCTGTAAATACTTCATCCATATCTAATGCAACACAGTAGTCCGCATCTTTTGGAACAATCTCCATTGCGGCATTTCTAGCGTTGTCAAATCGCCAAGGATCAACAACTTTAACTTGAACGTCTACTCCAAGCGAGCGAGCAATCTCTACTGTTCTATCTGTTGAGCCAGTGTCTAGAATAATTCGGTAGTCGGCGTCCTTACAAGACTCTGCCCATCGCTCAACGAACTGCTCTTCGTTCTTTGCAATTGTATATACGGCGATCTTCATATGTCCTCATAACGTCGTGTGTTTTACTTTTTGTTAGTTGCGGATTTCAACCCACTGCAGAGAGTCACCATCATTGTAGTAGTAGAAGAAAGTTCCCTTTCCTGTATTGAACCAGATGTCTCCTGCTGTTGGGGTAGGGACAGTTGGGGGTGTTAGACCGGAAGAGGTCTTTACCGTCCCGGTTGCACCTGTTGGTCCCGTAGGCCCAGTAAACCCTTGTCCACCTGTCGGGCCTGTAGGTCCTCCCGGAATACCTTGTGGACCCGTTGAACCTGTAGGGCCTGTGACCTGAGAAGCCGATCCGGTTGGGCCAGACAGACCTCTAGGTCCGGTAGGGCCAGTAGGTCCAGTAAACCCGATGGGGCCGGTAGGTCCGGTTGGTCCTTGGTCACCGGATCGAGAAAATTCAATTGCGTGAGATTGTAGATCTACAGGTAGGGACCCAGAAATATACGCAACAGGAATTTTAAAATACCCACTGCCATTTACAATATTTCCCACAACAGTAAGAACTGTGAAGTTAGTGCTGTTTATAGCAGAAATAGTTAAGTACCCTTTGACAACTCCGGTAGTTATTGCGTCATCCCAAGTTGCATACCACCCAGTCTGACTTGACCCAGAGGAGTCAAAATTGTCTATATATAAAAACGAAACTAGGGCAACGTTTCCATTGTCTAACCTAAAGGTTCCCGCCCCCGGGTCAGTGTCACCTGTGCTATTTGAAAACGTATAGGTTACTGAACTTTTTCCACCCGTTAAACCAGTTGTTCCTGTAGGCCCTGTAGGACCAGTAGGTCCTAGTGTTGTTGATACGGGTCCGGTAGATCCTGTTGGTCCCGTAGGACCGCCAGCGGGCCCAATGGGTCCCGTAGATCCAGTTGGACCGGTTGGGCCAGGTTGCTTAACAATCTCCCATACAAGACCATTCCAGAACCATGTGTTGTCGCCGCCCGTAACTTGGTCACCAAATACCGGTGAGTCGGGAAAATCAATTGCAGCCACGACGCTCCTTAAGAGTTACAGATATAGATAACTTACTATAGTTTATCAATTTTATATCTTTTCTAGTCCTATATTCGACTTATTGACAAAAGATTCTGCCCAAGTTTTGGCGGATTCGTCGCTATCCCAAGGACCGACTACCTCAACTAGGAGGTCGTTATAGAATACTCTGGCTATAGGAGGAGCACCCTCTACTCTGTATGTGTACATATGTTATACCTCTCTTTGACTACGAGCAATTTTTCCATTAGATCCCCCAGCAACGGCAACACTCTCATTTATAAATATAGTTTGTATGCTTTCCGAAGACAGAAAAGAGCTTGGGTACTGCGACCAAGACACTCCGTTTGAGGATATAGCTAAAAGACCACTATCCCCGACAGCAACAAATTCAGACCCAGATCTTCCTGACACGTCATTAATTGCTATAGAACCGAAAGAGCTGCTTCTCTGGGTCCAAGAAACTCCATCTGTTGATGTAGCAAGTTTTCCAGCCGAACCTACAGCAACTAGAGTTCCATTGGCTGACGCAACTGCAGATATTCTAGTTAGGCCGAACCCACTTGTGGCTTGAACCCACGTTGTTCCAGTAGATGATGTAGCAAGTTTTCCAGAATCCCCAACAGCAGTTACTCTAACTCCGTCGCTATGCACGTCATTAATAAATGTTAAGCCAAATGAGCTTGTTCTTATATTCCACGTAATTCCGTTTAGTGAGGTAGAAAGTTTCCCACCCCCACCTACGGCAATATATTGTCCAGACGGTGCGTGATATGTGAGACCTAAAATAGGGCTGGTCCCAAAACCACTTGTTCGTAGAGTCCAAGAAAGTCCGTCAGTAGAAGTTGCAATCTTACCCGCAGACCCGCCAATAACATAGAGCGTCGGGCTAGCCGCCGCAGCGAAAATAGTGTCCGTACCGAATCCTGATGTTTGGTTGTTCCAAGTTAATCCGGTTAGCGATGTTGCCAGTGCTCCTGAAGTGGCCCCAAAAACATATCTGCTGGCTGGACCGTTACCCGTAGAGGACCTTATAGTTTGTGTGGATAGAAAGGGTGAAAATACCTGCCCCCAAAGTTTTAGAAAAAGATTTTTCTCTTTAGAGTTTAAAACTCCGTGCAGGGATATAAGCATTTTTACACCGATAGGTTTCCGCTTAGAATCCATCCATTAGCAGAAAGTTTAATTAGAGACGCTACTGCGTACTGTCCGACAGTTACGGCTCTTCCACCCTCAAAATAAAGATTCATCCCGGCTGTCTCCCTAGCAAAAGTTATTCTTCCCGGTCCTAATTGGAAAATTACCATCTGAGTACCGATAGGGAAGTTAAATGTAGCATCTGCTGGGATAATTAAAGTCCCTGCAGAAGCAAAGTTAATTTGTATAACTTTCCCTGAGTCCACGGAAGACAGCAGTACAGGGGAGCTTGTATATGAATTGTTGGTTAGATTGTAGAACCCCGGTCCGGTAGGCCCTGTTGGTCCTTGAATACCTTGAGGTCCGGTTGGTCCTGTTGCTCCTGCAATAGAACTTGCAGACTCAACCCAGTATCCATCGTAGTAAACGTAAATTCTTCCAGTTTCTGAATCGAACCAGGCCTCTCCCTCGTTCGTTCCTACAGGAGGGACTGTATCTTCTGTAGAAAATTTTCCATCTGGTCCAGTAGGACCAGTAGGACCAGTAGGCCCCGTAGGTCCACCGTCGGGTCCAATTGGACCAGTAACACCTATAGGACCCGTAGGTCCCGTCTCTCCGGTAAAGTCTTCTGTAGTTGCCCAGAAGCGAACGCCAAGTGCAGTAGAAGCCAGGATACCGTCTTCTGGTCCAGTTGGTGCGCCAAGGTCTGGCTCGGCTTCTGCTAGCTCGAGTAGTTCATAACGATCCGGGCTTACCTCTAGAGGTGAGACCTTTTTTACTTTTCCAGAAAGATTATTAGGCATTTGAACTCTCTAGAATGCTTAACACTAGCTTAAATTTATTGTCGGCATTTGCAGACACTCTAATCTTTTGTCCTGTTTCCAGCACTAGCTTACCTGTGGTGGCTGTGGATGAGTCATTGCCAGCAACTAAGAAATCTTTTGCAAGCTCTGTAGTAACAAGTCCGTCAGCACTTATATGCGAAAAAGTAAATGTACCCGATGTAGTTGTTACATTAGCTAGCTGAGCCGTCAAAATAATCGATGAGTACTCTGCTGGTGCCGTATAGATAATAGCTCCGGCAGTCGTAATGCTGGCCGTTACGGTTCTGAATACATTAAGTGCTGCCATTAGTTTTAACCTTCAATCGCTAGAATATATGGAGTAAGGATAGCAAAGAGTGACCTTTCAAAGGCCCGTCCAGTAATAGTTCCGGTTGCTCGTTGAATATTTAGTTCTTGACCAATTCGGAAGTCTCCTAGGTGGTCGGTGCTTGTGAAGAACACCTTCCCGCCAGCAATCTCTACCACTTCATTTTCTTGTACTGGTATTCCACCTAGATACGGTAGTGCTAGAGCAAGTGTAGTTCCTGCTCCTAGGTATTCAAAGGTGTGACCGGAAGCAGAGATAAAACTGAAAGGCCTAAACGTTACCGACGTATTGTTAGTGATTACGTCTCTAGACCGTTCCATTGTTGTTACTGTGGCCACTCCTCCTACTGGGACCGTAGATGCACCAACCGTAAAGTAGGTAGCACCAGCATCAAAAGTAATACCTTCGTTAACTAGTGGACGAGAAGATAAACCAGAAATTACAAACTCTGTACCTGATGTATCCCCTACTACTGTGCCAGTGTCTCTGACGGCTCCTACACCTTCTGCAACTAATCCGTATGTTCCGAAAGAGCAGTTAGAGTTGGTTACCGAACATGTAGATCCGTTTTTAGCCCAGATTGCATAGGTAGTACAGATTGAGAAAATAGATACAAGTTGTCCGTATCCTTGATTGTCTATGACAACCCCTGGACCACCTTCGTTAAATTGTGTGTAAGAGTCCATAACCATAGACTTAAGTCCGCCAACTTTTGATCCGTCCAAATAAAGACCGCCACCAGTAGTTGTTATAGATGACGAATTTTGAATATATGGCGATTGTGTGATGACTCCAGCCGAGCCGTCAGGATTATATGCAACTGCGTAAGAAGGAGCTAAATGTCCACGGAAAGTTACGCCCGTAATATAGCAACCATTCTGCACATAGAAAATATCTTGAGTTGCGTTGTTAGGCCTAATATCCACAGTTCTTAGGCTGTCTCCAACAATTGCAACTTTTTTACTAAGCTGAATTGGGTTATCCTCAAAATAGTTCCCAGCTTTAACAAAGATTGTTGAGTTTTCTCCAGAAATTGCAGCCGCTGATTTAATTGTTAATTTTGCAGTGGCAAGAGTAGTACCATCATTGGCATCGTTCCCGCTCTTAGAGACGTAGAACACGTTGAGTGCCTGCATTGGCTCATATGGCCCCGTAGGGCCGGTAGGTCCGGTAACCCCGACTGCACCTGTCGGTCCGGTTGGACCTCCGTCACCGGAAGACCCTTGAGAACCAGTTGGTCCCGTAGGTCCCGAAGCGCCAGTTGCACCTGTAGGTCCTGTAACAAAACTCGCACTACCTGTAGCGCCAGTTGCACCTGTAGGCCCTGTAGGTCCTGGAGCGGTTGAGTCCTCTCCACCTGGTCCTGTAGGTCCAGTTGGTCCTGTAGGTCCTGGAGCGGTTGAGTCCTCTCCACCTGGTCCTGTAGCGCCAGTTGCACCTGTAGGCCCTGTAACAAAACTTGCTGCGCCAGTTGCACCTGTTGGACCGGTAGCACCTGTAGGTCCTGTAACAAAACTCGCACTACCTGTAGCGCCAGTTGCACCTGTAGGCCCTGTAACAAAACTTGCTGCGCCAGTTGCACCTGTTGGACCGGTAGCACCTGTAGGTCCTGTAACATTTGATGGCGTACCAGTGTCACCTGAAGGACCAGTTGGTCCGGTTGGTCCTGGGACAGATGACGGAGATCCAGTCGGGCCAGTTGCGCCAGTTGGTCCTTGCAAGCCCGTGGAGCCCGTAGGTCCCGTGACGTTAGAGTCTGCACCTTGCGGTCCCGTGGAGCCAGTGGCACCGGTTGCACCTTGAGGTCCGGTTGGTCCGGCTCCTGTAGGTCCTGTAGATCCGGTAGGACCAGTTACAAATGAAGGAGCGCCAGTTGGACCAGTTGCACCTGTTGGTCCTAGAGGACCGGTAGGCCCTGTCTGTCCACCAACTCCTGCTTCACCAGAGGGTCCTGTAGATCCTGTAGGTCCTGTCGGTCCTGTAACATCCGAGTCCTGCCCTTGTGGGCCTGTAGATCCGGTAGGACCTGTAACTTGAGATTGCGGACCTGTAGAGCCAGTTGGGCCGGTTACTTGAGACGGAGCACCTTGCGGACCTGTAGAGCCAGTTGGGCCGGTTGGTCCTGTTGGTCCGGTACCACCTGAACCACCAGAAGTGCCTGTAGGTCCGGTAGGGCCAGTAGGTCCGGGAACAGATGAAACCGCACCTGTAGGGCCAGTAGGCCCAGTTGCGCCAGTTGGTCCTGTAACAAAACTTGCTGCGCCTCCCTGACCTGTAGGTCCTGTAGGTCCTGTGACCTGAGAAGCCGATCCAGTTGCACCCGTTGGTCCGGTAAACCCTGTTGCTCCTATTGGACCGGACGGACCTGTGGGTCCTAGATTTCCTGTAGGACCTGTAGGACCTGTTGGTCCAGTCGATCCTGTTCCTCCAGATATACCTGTAGGACCTGTAGGTCCTGTTGGGCCAGTAACACCTCTAGGTCCAGTCTCGCCAGTTGCACCCGTAGGGCCTTGAACAGTTGATGTCGGGCCAGTTGCACCCGTTGGTCCGGTAAATCCTGTTGCCCCAATTGGGCCGGACGGACCTGTGGGTCCTAGATTTCCTGTAGGACCTGTAGGACCTGTTGGTCCAGTCGATCCTGTTCCTCCAGATATACCTGTAGGCCCGGTTGAACCAGTCGGGCCAGTAACACCTCTAGGTCCAGTCTCGCCAGTTGCACCCGTAGGCCCTTGAACAGTTGATGTAGGGCCAGTTGCACCCGTTGGTCCGGTAAATCCTGTTGCCCCAATTGGGCCGGACGGACCTGTTGATCCGGTTGGTCCGGTAAATCCTGTGTCACCCCGAGGTCCACTTGGGCCAGTAACACCCTGAATACCTTGAGGCCCTGTTGCACCAGTAAACCCAGTTGCACCAGTCGGGCCTGTAAACCCAATAGGTCCTGTAACACCCTGAGCACCTGTTGGGCCTACGTCACCGAGATCTCCGGTACGAGCAAAGGTAATGATGATGTCTTCGTTGTTGTCGAAGCTTGATGCAAGACCACTAATGAAAGAGCACGGAATTTTAAAATAGCCAGTAGCTTCTACAGACGAAGCTGTAATTGCAAAGAATACAAAATCGTTTGCATCAAATTTATTACTTACTCTAAAGTGGCCCTTGATTTGGCTTGTAGAATCGTCAATCGTACGCAAGTAAGTTTGAACATCTACGCCGCCGTCTGACTCATCGTCAATAAACATGAACGTGGCCAAGCCAACATTTGCGTTATTAAATCTAAGTCGTCCAGTCCCGGGATCTGAATCTACAGTTGAGTTAGAGAACGTGTAGTCAAGGGTTACGCCACCAAAGATACCTGCAGGGCCAGTAGGTCCCGTTACCTGAGAGTCAGCGCCCGTAGGTCCTGTGGGACCAGTAAAGCCTGTTTCGCCAATAGTTCCTTGCGACCCAGTTGCGCCAGTTGCACCTGTTGGACCGGTAGCACCTGTAGGTCCAAGAATAGTTGACGTGGGGCCAGTGGGACCTGTAAAGCCTTCAGGACCTTGACCACCAGTAGGACCTGTAGGTCCTGTAGGACCTGTAGGACCTGTAACTTGAGATTGCGGTCCGGTTGGACCTGTAGGTCCTGTAGGTCCACCATCAGGTCCAATTGGACCAGTAACACCTATAGGACCCGTAGGTCCGGTTGCGCCTTGAGGACCTAAAGGACCCCTAGGAATATCATTACCTGCGGGGAGAACGTTGCCCGGGTACGCGGTATCCAACGTCGTAATATCTACATCGCCACCGTCTCCCGTAGGGAGGTAGAATCTAAACTCGTATGGCCGAGCGCCGCGAACTCTGATTCGCGCTGTGTAGTACCAACCTCTTGGGAATAAGTCCAAATCGTCTGTGCAGGGGAGTTCTACAGAGAATGAACCGTTTGAGTCAAGAGTTAAAGCTACTGGGCCAGATAGTAGTACAGAGTCATCTAGGTCTACAATCCTGCTGGACGCAGTAAAAGATATTGTTCCAGATGAAGGGGTACCAGCAACCTTTGTGAATGAGCCGTAAACTATGCGTGTAGACGCATCACCTGGGTAACTCATGCACTCTCCAGTTCCAATTTATAGGAATATTATCCGACAACAATAGGACTACCCCTATTCTACTTTCTTTTTGGAGTTGTTAGATCTGTAAGTGCTTCAAAAACTGGCATTTATAGGTTAGTTGATATAATACTAATGTCTTTCCTTGGATCGTGTCCGGCACCAATTACTAGGGACAAAATACCTGTAGAAGACTCTAAACCTTGACGATCCCTAAACCATGCTGATCCGGGGTCTGTAGTAGGAGCCTGGAGCCAGAATCTCTGCCCTACGTCCATAGTTTTGAAATTATGGAAATGCCCTGAGATCCATAAGTCTGCCATTCCTAGAGCAGTCTGACCGGCTGCTTGTCCGGACAAGTATTTAAGAACATCTCTTCCAGCTTGATGCCCGTGAAAAAGACCAAGCATTGTTCCATTAACGTCTACGGTTAATGTCTGATGATCTTTGTCCGGATATCGGAATTCAATATGCGATAGTGCCGGATTTTCCGCACAAGCGTCTTGACATGCACTGGCAATCTCTACGTTCCAGCCGTCTGAGGGGTCTGCAATTACTTGTCTAGTAACTTCATCGTGATTACCGTTTACGACCGGGACAATCATTCTATCGCACAAAGGAGCAAAAGCCTTAAGTTGTGCCATAAGAAGTCTTCGTGCAACCCTTGTCTGCTCTGTTAGTCCTAAATCAGACGCGGCTTGAGACTGTAGTTTTCCATTTTGAGAGACGTTACCTTCAACATGATCTCCGGGAAGAGCAATGACTACTGTCCCCATACTTCTTCCGATCTTACGCAAATCTCTGAGTCGTTCTACACCACCCTCAGTTCCGTTAAGAATTCTTTGGATAGATTGCTCTGTCCCACCGTTTCCGGTTTTTTTACCGATTTGCTGGTCGCTAGGTGCAAATACATATGCTAGGTCACCGGACTTAAACTTTTCTGACTTTCTTGGACGCCATTTAGATACCTCATCAACTAGCTTCTCTACATCTAAATCGGTTTCTACATACATTTGCGCCGGTTGTACAGAAACTCTAAAAGCCTCAAGCCACTCTCCAGAGTGACTTTGCCATCTAGATCTACGCAACCCTGTCACTTTCCAAGAGTGCGGGTTGAGATCAAACTCTTCTAGAATACCAGCAGCATCTGGCATTTCTCCAGCACTACGAGGAGTAGACACTAAATATCCACCCTCGGAGTCAATCTCCATTCGAGGACGCCAAGATTCTGGGGTATTGGTTGCCTTAATGTCTGATCCACGAATTCCCGGGCTGGCTAAGGTCTCTAAACGATCTGACAGGGATGCCATAGTTATTTACTTCCCTCAACCCTAGTTTGCCTGCCGATAAAGCATCGGCACTGCTTACGTCGGTGAAGTGAGATAGAGGAGTATGTAATGTCGTAGTTCTCGGCTATCAAAGCTTCTTGTATTTGAGCGTTGGACAGAAGCCTTGGGGCCGAAAACATATAACCTTCCAATGCTTTTTTATCTTCCTCCGCCATCTTTTCCATTACTCGAGTTACTCCGCAGGGGAGTCCTGACTCTCGTGGCTTCATATCATCTAGTCGCTGTAAAAGACTCATTTAAATACCTCTCATAAGTTCGTCAATATGGACAGTAGTGAGTGTACAGTATTCTTGACAAGAGTTTCTAGTCATCATAAGCACCAAGAGTAACAGAAAAAATGCGTGAGTCCAGCGATAAGTTTGTATTAATCTGTTAAAATACAAAGTGTCACAAAATTAGTGCTCTGTATTGTATTATTTGTCTTTTATCTCTCTTAGTGATAATGTTAAAAGGATGTCACGATTTTCATCACTTTTTTCTTTTAGTTCATTGAGCACTTTTTCTATAGCGTCTACTCTATTAGCAACATCAGGTAGACTTTTTCCACCGTTTGCATTAGGCTGAATTGGCTTAGTAAATTCTTCAACTTGTTCCCTGATCATTTTTCTGAGTGTTTTTATCCACCAACGACTTAGAGCAACAACCGAACCTAATACCGCAAGGAAAAACATGAAGATAGCCGAAACATCCCCAACATCTAAAGAGTTAGCTTGCCCCGGTTCCCACCAACTTGCGGCCCAAAGTATAGTGCTCATAAATATGTAATACTCCAATCGAACTGGGAACCTGTTAGTACACAATTTTACAGTACTCAACGATAACTAATATGGAATTACGGTGACAGAGATGACTCAAAGTGGTACCCTTTTTATTCCGGGTTTAGCGATAGGCGACTGAGTGAGCGACAAGGATACAGCAGACAGGCTTTTAAGTGGAGCCCTCTGGTACGCCAACAATGAATGGAAGATTCACCCTTGCTATGGGATTGTTGATGGGAAGTGTACTTGCAATAGCGTCCATCAAGAACCAAAAGATGTTGGAAAACATCCAAGACTTGCTGAGTGGAACAAAGTTGCTAGCAGTAACCCAGAAGACATAAAAAAGTGGTGGTCCCAAGACCCGTATGGAAATATTGGAGTTCTCTGTAGGGACAGTGGATTTCTTGTTATTGACATCGACCCCCGAAGCGGTGGGCAAGATTCCTTTGATAAGTTTGAAGAATTAGTTAATGGCGCACTACCTCCAACTATAGAAGCAACTACCGGTGAGTACGTTGTCAATGGTAAAACTGTCAAAGGTAGGCATCTTTTTTATAAGTGCGATTCTTCTGAACAGCTACTAGGTAACCTGAACAGGGCCGGTCTTAAAGGTATAGATATCAAACATAACGGTTATGTTTTGATTGCTCCCTCTGTTCACTTTTCGGGGGTGTCGTACGAATGGCCTGAAGGTCATGCTCCTTGGGAAATTGAAATGGCAGAGGCTCCCGAAGAACTTTTGTCCTCGCTTCGTAAGCGGAGCAGGAGATCAACAACTCTAGGTGTTGGAGATTGGTCTGCTGCACTAGAAGATTTAGACTTTTCTGGTGAAAAAATTGACGTTAACAAGATGCTCGAAGAAGGTATTGACGAGGGCTCCAGAGCAGTTGATATTTATAAGCTAACTTGTGCCCTAGCCAATAAGATGGAAGTTGGTAGTGAGTACGGAAGACTTGCTGTAGAAACTTTGATGATAAGATTTAACGCTGAAAAGATTCGGCCACCAATGGATCTTGAGGGTCCTAATGGACTTCTCATGCACGTTCGTAATGCTATTAACTTTGTGCTTGATAACCCTAAAACAGAACGTATGTGGCCAGGTCTTACAGACTTTCAAAAGTCTTGGGCGCAACGATCCCAAGAAGAGACAGAAGCAGCACTAGCCCACAAACCTAGGACGGTTAAACAACTTTCCGGTGCTGATATGACTAGGGAAGAGTTTTATGCTTTGCCGGGTACTATAGGTGGTCGGGTCTCAGAGCACGTCCACGATGATGACGATATGACAATTCATCAGGCCGCGTCCAACATCGATATTCCTAAAGATCCTGACGCTCTCTACGAAGAAGATGGAGGGGAGCCGGGTAGGAGAACATTGTCCGATACAGGAAATGGTCGTCGTCTTGTAGATACTTTTGGGTCTGCAATTAGATACACACCAGGTCTTGGTTGGTTTCATTGGTCTAATAGATACTGGAAGCCGGATGCGGAGAATCTAGAGATTCAAGAGTTGGCAAAACGTATCTCTCCAATTATCGCATCAGAAGTAGTTAATTACGAGGACCCAGATAAACAAGGAGAAGTTGTTAAATGGGCTACGCAATCAAAGTCAAACTCTCGTCTAAAGTCTGCAATAGAAAACTCTAACTCTGACCCACGAATTATTGTTCCGGTGGATAACTGGGACTCGGATGAAAATCTTCTTGGTGTTATGAACGGTGTTATAGATCTAAAAACTGGAGAGCTTCTCAAAGGTCGTCCAGATCTTTACATTACTCGTCGCGCCCCAGTCGCATATAATCCAGGAATTAAAAATGTTCGTTGGGAGCAGTTCTTAGATTTTGCTACCGGTGGGGATAAAGAGTATCAAGACTGGCTGCAACGAGCAGCAGGGTACTCTCTTACCGGATCTAACAAGTACGACATTATGTTTTTGGTATACGGTCCCCCGGGATCTGGTAAAAATACTTTTGTTGAAGCACTTGTAAAGTGCCTTGGTACTCAACAATATGCGTGGCCCTTAGACTCCTCAATTCTTGCTGCTAATGATGGTCAGTCAAGCAGTACAGATCTATATCACTGGGCAGAACTTCGTGGACGTCGCATGGTGTGGGTAGATGAGCTTCCTGACTCTGAGCGGCTGAAAGAAAACTCAATTAAAAAACTTACGGGCTCTTCATCTATATCTGCTCGCTCTCCGGGTGAGAAGCCGTTTACATTTGAGTCGCAAGCTAAACTTTGGATATCAACTAACCATAGGCCAATCATCACTGACGACGCTATGTGGCGACGTATTCGTCCTATTCCCTTCAACAAAGTTCCAGATAATCCTGATCCAGACTTAAAAGAATATATCTTCGACCCAGAAGGTGCGCTACCTGCGGTACTTTCGTGGGCGGTTGAGGGAGCAATCAAAATGTTGGGGTCAGGATCTAGAGACGCGCTTGGTTGGTGTAGCAGAGTCACAGAGGCTGCAGACATCTATCGAAAGAACGAAGACAGAATTGGAATCTTCTTAGACGAAGAAACCAATGAAATAGGGGGTGCTCAAGTACAAATTAAATCCTTATACACTTTGTACAGAATGTGGAGTGATGAACGTGGAGAGAGGCCTATGACACAGATTGCTTTTCAGCGTAAACTCTCAGATAGAAACTTAGATGTTGTAGGTACAGGAGCTAAAGCCGTTATTAAGGGGTATGCTCTTGCACCAAGATCAGTTCCTAATGGAGAAGTAGATTGGGGTATGGCATCACGTTTTGCCAGATAGAAATATGACAGAGCCAGTGAAGAAAAAGAAAATGCGTAAAGACTACAAATTTAGGTTCACTAAAGCCGAACTTCAAAGAGAAGTTTACGAAGCTCTTATGTGGGCAGCCGACGGTATTACTTATAAAGTTCCGGGTAATAAATCTAAACCGTTAGTTATGGGAGACCCAGAAACCTTAGCGCACATTGTTGCGGTAATTGTCACAGAAGGTTTACCGGAAGAAGACTCGTCCACCTCTAGGTGACGGGGGTCCCTGACGTTCGCTAGGAATGCGTCGTGCCGCAGGGGACTTAGCAGTAAGTTTTCCTCCATGAAATCCTTGTGGAGGTTTAATCAGTAGCGCGGTCATTGCATGAACTAGGGCGTCTACTCGGTCGGGAGATTTTTTAGTTTCACCAGGAATCCACGAAGTCATCTGAGATTCAAGATCTGTAAGGTATCCAACATGATGTATGCGTTTCTGTTCGTACGCCAAGACAATAGGTTCTGCTCGTAGAGCCTTTCCATATTTTGAATGTACTTCTAAAACTTTTACATTTGGGTCAATAGCATTGATAGCGTTACGAACTAGGGCACCACCCTGATTTACTTCAGCCACTACCGGGGCTCCCCAACGGCGAGCCATCTCAACCACTTTATTAGCCCAGACTTCAGGCGAACCATGAACAGAAGCATCTTCCATTACCCAAGCATGTCTCTTGTATAGTTCTCTGTCTGCGGTTGATGCACAGACAATGATTCCGCACTCATCTCGGGGATTTTCCGCAACGGATGGGTCCACCCCGATACATCTAAGTGGTGCAGAAGGAGGAAGCATCCCATGACGGCCTTCCTCTAACATCTCGATTGTCCAGAGTGCTCCTTCAACGTCATCAAGCATTTCTCCGTAGAGTTCCTGCTGAGCCAAACGAGTCCCCGCGTAGACTCCAGTAATTGCATCTAGATATGCTTCAGAAAGGTTGCCGGAGTTGTCCATTGTCGAGCCCTTGGAGATTACAACTCGACCAGTTTTTTCGGCCTCTGCAATAAGTGAGTATAGGATCGGAACTCGTTTGGGGGTGGTGGTTGCAACAATCTGGGGGTGCAGTCCTAGACGAGTTGCAACTCGTACGTTATCCCATGAAGTCATACCAGCAGCGTCTGGTGTCTGTCTCCATGCTGCAAGTTCGTCTGCCCATGTGTAGTGAGATTGTACGCCTCGAGCAGAGTCTGGTTCATCTGCAGAAAGTAGTACTGCCATATTTCCATTAGGCCAAGTAAGCCTTCTTTTTGAAGGTTCGTAATGTGGCATCTCACTTGGTGGGCATATATTTAAGATCCCGGACTCTCCCTCAACCACGGTATCTCTAATGTCTGCAGCCGTTCTAGCAATAGCAAGAAATCTTAATTGACCTTCTTTGGTTGTTCTTGCTTTTTCCCTCATCCACTCGGCAGCCGAACGTGTTTTTCCGCTTCCTCTTCCGGCGAGGTACATCCACACGCTCCAGTCAGTTCCATCTGGTGGTCTTTGCTCTGGACGCGCCCATGCAGACCAATCCCACATGAGCGCATCCATATCAATTCCAGCAAGAATTTCAGCGCGTTCTGATTCGGGAAGCAGAGCAAGCTTTTCCATCATGCTCTGTCCCATATAGTTATTCTACCCTACGCTGGATACTCCTCTGTACACCGTAGTAGAGCGGTGCTGCCGAACTTAGACTGAGCGAGCGTGCTAGGTTTGCCAATGGAATCCCGGACTCGTATTCGGCTGCAAGTTGATCGTGGTAAGCATCTACACTCTTTGCTTTGGCTTCCTTGACCCGCTGAGTTGCTCC